GAAGATCTCTGCATCGATCTCGCAGCCGACAAAGCGAAAGCCCAGCGATAGCGCGGCAATGCCGGTCGTGCCGCTGCCCATGTAGGGGTCAAGGATGACGCCACCGGCCTGGGGCTTGACCTTTTGGATGCACCAGCGCATGAGTGCGACGGGCTTTTGGGAGACGTGCGAGGTAGCGAAACGGGCGGCACCGTGCCCCTTTCCGCCTCTTGACGGTGAGTAATCCTCGCCGTCCCTCTGCTTAACCAGACCTTTCCACAGGTGCCGGAAAACCTCCCGCTTGACCTTGACCCCTGACCAGGCCCACTCACAATCAGCAAAGGAATCGTCGGCGCCCATCCCAAGATGCTTATCCCATGCAAGCAAGGTTCCGTACTCTGGCAGCCGTGCGCGGAAGTGATCGGCGCCGAAAAGGATGATCCTTCGACCTTTGGTTTCACCATTGATCCGTGGCCCACTAGGAGCGGCGTCTACCCATGGCTGCGGGTCAAAAGGCTCGTCATCGCCGAAGATCTTGTCGGTGCGATGCAGCACCCCACGGTAACTGCGACCGCCCCCACTGTGCTGATAGCCGATCCCGTATTGCGGATCACTGACGATCGCATCGCACTTGAGCAGCCCGGCGGCGAGCAGCTGCAGGCAATCGCCGTTATACAGCGTCGCGCCGCCGATGGTGACGCACTTTGATTCGCTCAAAACATGCTCCTCGATGCGGCGCGCTCGCCGCTGTAGTCATCATCGCCGCGGTGATCGCCGCTGCTCCAGCCACGGCGCGGCACGCTCTCAAAGCCGCCGGTCACGGCGCCGGCTTCGCTGCGGCTGGCGGCGTAGGCGAGCAGGTAGGCGACGCCGGCGTCGCCGTGGCGCTGGCGGCCGTCGCGGCCCTTGGTCTTGGTGTCGGGTAGCAGGGGGATGCCCTTGATCACCTGGAAGGCGCGCAGGTCGTCGAGATGATCGGCGTCGCGCACGAGCTCGATGGTGCCGTCCTCCAGCCCGGCCTTGAAGGGCGCGGTGTGGTCGCGGTACCAGGTCTGACTCAGCATGACCATCTCGATGCGCGAGGCGCCCCACTTCTGCTGCGCCTTTTCTGCCAGGTACTGGCCGTTGCCGCGGGCGTCAAGCTTGCCGGCGGAGAACCGCGGTAGGCGATCGCCGACGTAGTAGAGCGCTTCGCGCTGCTGGTCGAAGGGGCAGTTGGAGAGTTCGAGGCCGAAGGGGAAGCGCCGGCGCAGTGCCTGCGTCGTCTGGTAGGGCAGCAGTACCGAGAGGTCTCCCGTGCGACCGAAGTCGAAGCCGAAGCCTGAGCGGGCGGTCTTGTCGAGGGTGGCCAGCACCGGGCCGACATGCTCTTCGAGCCAATCGAGCATCTCCTCGCTGCGCTGGCGTTCTGGCCAGAGCGCGAAATCGCTCGCTGGCGGCTTCCAGCGCAGCACCGGCGCGTCGACCATGCGGGCCTCGATCAGGGCGCGCGACAGCCAGGCGCCGCCGGAGTTGTTGGGGATGCAGTCCAGCTCTTCGGCGGCATCGTCGCCGTACTGGTCATAGATGCCCTGGACCCAGGCGGCTTTCGCTTCTTCGCTGGGCGCCTGGCCGGTGCGCAGGCAGACGCGCTCGTACAGGCCGGCGTCGATCGCTTCGCGGAAGGTCACGCGGTGCAACGAGTAGGGCTTCTTCCCGGCGCGCACGTCGAGCACCAGGCTGTTGAAAGCGTTGTCGGCGCCGTTGTGCGTCGAGATGACATGCACCTCACCGCCCCAGATCAGCAGCGCGAGCGCGGCTTTCAGCAGCTCTTTCTGCTCGCTGTGGAAGGCGTACTCATCGAGGATCACGCGCCCCTGCTTGCCGCGCAGGTTGCGCGGGGCGGAGGATAGCGCCTCGATGCGCCAGCCGGACTTGAAGCGCAGGGTGTAGATAAAGATGGACTTCTTCTCTTCGCCCTCGTGCCAGACTTCCTCGGTCTCGGAGATGTCGTCCGCGGCGAGAGAGTAGGCCTTGGCGAAGTCGGCGCAGTCGCGGATGAACTCCTGCGCCATCTCCTTCATGTAGCCGATGTAGAACGCATTCTGCCCGCTGGCGCTGGCGGCGAGCAGCGCGGTGTCGGCGGCTTCGCCCCAGGATAGGCCTATCCGGCGGCTTTTCTCGATCACCTTGACCGGGTTGCGATCGCGCGCCCAGGCCTGCTGGTAGGGCAGCAAGGCCATTGGCGTGCGGGCTTCGCGGGGTTCGATTGGTCCGGCTTTGGCGTTAAGTGCGGCGAGCATGGCGGCTTACTTAACGCCGAGAATCTTGGCGCGAATCTGCTCGGCAGAGTCGTCGGAGAGCCCGCCGACCTTGGCCGAATCGACCGCCCCGGCTGCCCTGGCCTGCGCGCGTAGCTCTTCAAGGGCCGCGGCCAGCGGCAGCTTGCGAGGTTCGGCGAAGCTCTCGATCAGTTCGGCCAGCACGATGCCGCGCGCCGGGGCGACCTGGCCGGCGTGCGTGGCAAGCGCCTTGAGCGTATCGACGGTGATGTCGAGCGCCGAGACGTCGGGCATGAAGCTCTTGGCAGCCGCCCGCAGCTTGGCGACGGTGTCGCCCAGCGTGGCCATCGCGCGCACGCCCTCGAAGGGGTCTTCGGTGTCCTCTGTCTTTTCGAGCAGCGACTCGCAGCGCATGAGGCCGGCGGCGATGATCCGGCCCAGGGCTTGCTCGATGCCGCCGCCGGCGACGATCAGCGAGGCAGCGCGGAATCTATCCCAGTCGTCGCCGGTGTCGCGCGCGGCGCGGTACCAGTTGCGGGCGGTGCCATGCGGCACGCCGACCTTGTCCGCGGCATGTTCGAGCGGCAGGCCGCCGATGTAGGCGGTGCGCAGCTGCATGCGCAGCTCGGGACTGTGCGCCATCAGGGCAGCGCCCGCAGACCCTTGGCGGTCTCGCGACCCTCCTCGGTGAGCGCGACGGTGTCGTTAATCCTGTTGAGCAGGCCGACATCGGCCAGCCAGGAGAGGTCAGCACGCACGCGGTCGAGCGTGACGGCGATGCCGTGCACGCCCTCCAGTTCGGTCTGGAGGGTGCGCGCCTGGCTGGCGCCACCGGCAAACAGCAGGCTGACGAGGAGGGCGTTGGCGCGTTTCTTGTCGGCTTCGGTCATGGCTTTGTCCTTGCGGGCCTTATTTGATGTGGTGCTGGACGAGGGCGCGCAGCAGGTCGGTCTGGCCGCGGCCCTCGCCGACCAGGAGATTGATTTTCTCGGAGAGGACCTCGATGCGGTTGTAGAGGCCGGCCAGGTCCTTGTGCGTCGGCGCCTGCTCGATGGCGGATTCGATGTGCGTCAGGCGAGTGCTGTGCTCTTCGTACTTGTCGATGAGGTGGCCCTCCACGGTGTTGACGCGCTGGTCGGTGGCGATCGACCGGCGGACCAGCCACAAATAGAATCCCAGCCCCCAGGTGAGGAGGAAATTGGCGATCGCGATGTAGGGGAGGATCTCGGTGATGCTGGTCATCTGGTCATCGTCCATGCGGGTGGGTGCGGCGGCTGGGATGGTCGACGGCGGATTCCAGCTCGCGCTGGCAGTCGATGCACGTCTGCACGCCGGGGACGGCCTGCCGGCGGGCTTCTGGGAATGGCTCATCGCACACGGCGCAATTTTCGGAGCTGGCGGGTGCCTGGCGCTTGCCAGCATGGCCGTCGTTCTCGTCCTGGGCGTGCCGGACGCGCTCGCGGTGATCCAGGCCGGGCCAGTCGACGGTCGGGCTGCACGCGCTTTGCATCCGGCGGCTGTGCTCGGCCAGGGCATCGTCGCGCAGCTGCTGTTCGCGCTCGGCTGCGATGTCGGCCCAGTCGCTCATGCCGTGCGCACCGGGAGATTGGCGGCGAGCACCAGCACGCGGCCGGTCGGGTCGAGCGTGGCGACGCAGCGCAGTTTGTAGACGGCGCCATGCACGCCGGCGCGAAAAGGCTGCAGCACCACGCCAGCGGCGATCGTCGGCAGGTCGAAGAGCATCGCCGCGGGGTCCGGGTCGACACCGGCGAG